ACTTCTTCTCGCGCAATCTTACGCATACCATTCTTCATCTCAATCTCCTAGGTCGTAACGACCGTCACCGTTCCAACTTCGCCAGCCGGAGCCAGCGTGTTCGGAGTTAGTTCTGCATCGAAGGATCTTGATCCTCCAACCGGGTTCCAACCCCATTGTATCTGACGGCTGCCATTAGCACCGTCATTACCGACCGCAAAATAACTCGTGTCCGGTCTCGGGTTCCGTAGTGCCTGCGGATCGTCCACAGGGTACAGGCCAAGAGACAACTGGGGTTGGTCAGGCTCCCAGCACTCCGGACAGACCAAGATATTCACGTTCTTGGTCTTCACCACAATCGACTTCAACTGTTTCAGTTTGTACTGAAACCCGCACCGGTCGCACATGGCGATTGCGTTCTTGCCACTTGCAAACCTGTTTGGCATTAGTAGCCACCCAAGAAGCTCTCACGTGGGACGAACCGCACCGCCGCCTTTTCTCGGTCCTCACCCGCCGCGAGATCCCACGCTTCGTCGTACTGCGCCTTCAATATTTGTACGCGGGCATCAGCACCGGGGATCTTCATCGACAGCATATAAGCCAAGCCTGCAACCATACAGGGTAGGAATCGGAACGGGATATCTTGCCCGTTCACGCCTGTACCGGGGTCAAACATCCGCCGCAACCGCGTGTAGTACAACGTCCACGTTGTTGAGTTGTCAGGCTTCGGCCAAACCGTAAACTGGGGTTTCACCACCACATTGTCTGCACCCGTAGCACCCGTACGCCGATTGATCCAAATCTGGATCGGGCGACCCGTCGCATTCTTGTTGGGAATGGACACGTAGGTACTGGATGAAATACGCGAGATGTTGATGTCCTGCTGGCTCGTGCCAGACCCAGTGCGGATCACATGGTCAAGCAGGTCAACGGTGTCAGGCTCAAGGTCGTACGTGCCGACGTTGTAGGTCAGCGTCTTGGTACCTTCTTCCAGCGTCCAGAGGTTGATGCCTCGGTTCGACCAGTCCATCAGGAGCAGGGCAAGACTACGCTTGGCCGTACGGAAGTCATAACCCGTACGCAGTTCAGCACCGCAACGCTCGAACGCCTCTTCGATAATCGTGTTGAGGTCGAGGTTGAAGTCTGTCGTAGCTGTAGTCTTGTAGGCCATTACTTGCCTCGTTCTTCCATCAGCTTGACCCGCACTTGCAGGTCGTGGATGTCTTCCATAATGTCGTCTTTAAGTTCCTGACGACGAGCGGCGCTCAAAGGGCTATCGGTAGGTACGCCATCCTCGGTAATCAGGATGGGGATTTTAGACTCGATAGCGATCAAACGATTGTTGAATGATGCGATCTCCGCCAGCAACCAGCCCACAGCGGCCAGCAGCACCGGAAACAACATATCCACAATCTTCTGCATGTTCACTTCTTACTTACCCCTTTGGCGATACGCACGGGTTTTCTGCGAGATGCCTTTGGGTTGGGCGACGAACTGCTTGCCTTGGGCTTTGCCTTTACGCTTGGCTGCGGTGGTTCGGGCATATTCTCCGGGGGAAAGAGCTTTAATTGCAGCTTCCGGAAGATACCTTTCACCTGTGTCAGAAGATCGTTTACCACTTTTTGTCCTCCACTTCTGGGCAGTCCATGCCTTTAACGACTGCTGCGGAGCCTTCATGACTTGTACCCGCCGCCCTTTTCCTTGTACCGCTTTGCCAGCAACTGCGCCTTCCGCGCCGACCATTGCCCAGCAGCAGTACCCTGAACCGCACTATTTTTAATACTATTGAACAAAGCTTTACGCATACCCGGCTTCGTATAGTTACCGGCTTCGTTGACCTTGCTCTCACCGCCCTTCTTGAAGGTACGGATGGGTTTGCCCGTCCCGATCACAGGCTTATCGTCCCCGCGCCGTTTGGCACGAGGAACCTTTTTGGGGTTGATATCACCCATGCCTCGGGAGGGCATCATAGTTACACCATCTTGCAGCGGGTCTTGCCCTTCTTGGCAATGCCATCAGCACGACGAGAAACAGAAGAGGCCATACCACCCTTCTTCATTCCCTTCGGCTTTGCACCCTTCGGTGCATCCTGCATATCAAGGCTCATACCCGGAGCAGCCATTGAACGGCTGTGGATACCACGAGGGCTAGTCGGGCCGTAGGACCCGCGAGTTTTTGGACCGCTGCTCATTAGCAATAACCTCCGCTACGCATTTTGACTTCCTTACCCTTGGTCTTGCCCTTCTTGGCAATGCCATCAGCGGCCTTGCGGTACGAACCAGCCATGCCACCTTTCTTCATGCCGTACTCGGCCTTCTCATGCTTGATCATGGACTTCGGAGCGCCCTTCTTCTTCATGAAGGCAAGCTCTTTCTTAGCCATTGCGTTTTTCACTTGGATTTCCTCGTAAATTTACGACCCTTGTCAGCCTTCATGAATTCCTTCCCAACCTTCTGGGGGACTCCAAGACGTTTGGCTGCTTTCGGGTCATTAGCAACCAAAGCCATCAAACGATGTTGTTTGCCAGATTTACTTGGCATTGTGATTCACCAATCGGTCAATCTTCTGCTCCAACCGGTCAAGCCGGTCGAGGAGCATCTGGGCATCAGCCCGCACTTCGGCGCGAGTCACGTGTTCACGAGCCACTTCTTCTCGGGTTCTGTTGAGGAGAATCCCCAACCGTTGAAGTTCGGCAAACTTCTCTTTCACAACAAAACCCAAAATGGCCACGATTCCCGTAAGAACCATGTTCCAAACAACCATTTCCATATCAGCAGTTCCATGCTCTGAGGGACTTGTTGATACGACTGTTGGGATCATTGGCTGTCTTCGCGCTAGTCAGCTTTTTCTTCATGCCCTTCATACGAGCACAGAAGGAATCTCGTCGGGCACCACCTTCAGGCTGAGGCCGTTTCAACCCCGGCTTACCGGGATTGGCTGCGTTATACGACGCACGGCCTTTGGCATTGAGTCCGCCTTTTGGGTTTTTCCCTTCTTTACGCTGCCAAGCCGGAGACTTAGCCATAGATCACCATCGTCGAAACCACGGCTGACGGGATAATGTAGATGTTCTCTTGGAAGAGAAGACCTTCACCCGGCATAAGGATGTAGTCCGCCGCAGTGGAACTAGCCTTGGTGTTGACGACGATTTTGGTAGCGCCGCTTGCGCCGCCGTCGATAAACGTAACGGTACCGGCACCCGAATCAGGGACGATGTATATCGCTTTTACGCGGGCACGACCAATAACAAGGCTATTTTGGTCCAGCATCTGACCTGCATCAGTGCGGACCTTACTAGCAAGAACATCTGTTTGCATTGCCATCTGAGTCTCCTGTAATGGATGAAGGGGGCTAGCGCCCCCCTACGAAGTCTTACAGAGTCAGAGTGGTGTACAGCGGGATGTACTTAGTCGTCGCGCCGATCTTGACCGGGAGATATCCCTTCTGATCAGAACCCACAACGCCCGAGGCTACGCTGCCCGTGGTCAAAATGCTGCTGCCGATCACGAGGGTCGTGCAAGCCAGAGTAGCAACCGTGCCGACCGTTGCGGAGATGTCGCCCTCGAAGCCATTGTCAGACTTAACCGGGCCAGAAAAAGTTGTACGTGCCATTTCAATTCCTCACATGCGAGTAAGTGTTTACCAGTCTGCATGTCGTCAGTCGGGTCTGTCTGGTAAACGGTTTTTTCCCGATAACGACTGTATACCATCAAAAAAGAGGGGCTACAAGTATTGCTACCTGTAACCCCTCGGACTAGCCCTCTAGGGAGAAAGCTATCAGGACGCGCCCGGCGAACCAAACATGCCCAGCGGATCCGACCAGCCGAAGCTATAACGCTCGCGGCTCTTGTACCGGACGTTGCCGGTGTCGAAATCGCCGTCCATGCTGTTTTGCAGCGGGGTACGAACGAAGTGCTTCATGCCGTTCGGAACGTCGGTCGTCAAGAACCAAGCGTTCGTGTCGGTCAAGAAGTGGTTCACGGTGTAACCGCCCGGAATCGAACCCATCGCCTTGAGAGCGTTGATG